TCCAGCTATTTTAGTTGAACCATTAACATCTACTTCAACACAAGATATAGAACTCAATACTGACGATATGTCTTTATTCGAGACTTTTGAAAATGTAGATGTATCTGCTACAAATCCTGGTTATGTTTCTGTAGGAAATGAAATTATTTCTTATACTGGTATTTCTGGAAACTTCCTAACTGGTATTGCTAGAGATGTTGATCAATCTAATATTGCTGTACCAAGAAGAACATCTGCAAATCAAAAGGTATTTAAATATGAGTATAATGGAATATCATTAAGGAGAATAAATAAAGAACATTTCTTACAAGATTCTACTGTAAGTAATCCTATCACTCTTGATACATACACTATTAAAATTGATACTTCATCTAATGGAACTGATAGAAGTACAAGTGTTCCAGATCCAAAGCTTTACTTTAATAGCACTAAATCTGGAGGAGGTAAATCAATATATGCTTCTAAAAATATAAATTATGAAATGATTCACCCAATCATAAGTGCATTGGTATTACCAGATGCTACTTTAGAAGCAACAGTTAGAACAACAACAGGCACTAGTATTTCTGGAAATGAAGAATCATTTAGGGATGCAGGAACAGTTCCAATCACATTAAATGAAGATAACTATTTTGATTCACCAAGGATCATTGCATCTAGAATCAATGAACTAGCTTTTTCTGATCAAATCCCAGGAAATAAATCTCTTGAGATAACACTAAATCTTTCAACAGACCAACCAGTTATTAGTCCTATTATTGATCTTGATCGTTTAGGTGCAATATTTGTATCTAATAGAGTTAATTCTCCTATAACTGATTATATTAATGATCCAAGAACTGGATCTGTATCTGATGACCCAACAGCATTTATATATCATACTAAACCTATTGAACTAGAGTTTCCTGCAACTTCATTAAGAGTTCTTGTAGAATCTTATGTAAATCAATACACAGATGTTAGAGCATTTTTTGCAATAATGAAAAATGCTTCCGAGAATCCAATCTATTATCCTTTCCCAGGATATAGAAATAGATTAGCTTCTGGAGAAGTCATTGATATTTCTAGAAATGATGGAACTCCTGATAAACAATATAATAGGACTAGTGCTTTAAACTATTATCCTGGAGATAGTGATTTTATTGATTTGGAGTTTAATATTGACAACCTTGAACCATTTAACTTCTTCTCAATAAAACTTTTAGGAACATCTACGAATCAGGCGTTCCCTCCAAGATTTAGAGATTTAAGAGTAATCGGGTTAGCATAATGAATAAAGTAAAAGTAAAAAATGAACCTCATCTTTATAGAGATGAGGTTAGCAATGCAATAATAAACACTAATAAACAAGAATATGAATCATATTTAAATAATAAAAAAAGAAGAAAAGTTGAAAATGGTAGGATTGATAACATAGAAAAAGAGTTAGATGATATAAAATCAAATATAAATGAAATAAAAAATCTACTATTGGAGATTAGTAAAAATGGATCATAAAAAAATATCACTAGAATCTCTAACAAAAAACTTCGAGTTTGAGAAAATGTGTAGAGATATAGATAATATAAGTGATATTAATTTTTTGAAAGATTTAACTAAATCATATATTAAGTTATATTTAAAACAACAAGAAGTTCTTTCTAACCTATAATGGCACAACCATCAACAAGACAAGAATTAATAGATTATTGCTTAAGAAAGCTTGGAGCACCAGTTTTAGAAATAAATGTTGCAGAAGAACAAATCGAAGATCTTGTTGATGATGCATTGCAGTTCTTTCAAGAGAGACATTTTGATGGAGTTTATCCAACATTTTTAAAATATAAAGTCACTCAAAATGATATTGATAGAGGAAAAGCAAAATCTTCATCTGGTTTAGGTGTAGATGTTAGTAATATAACTACTTCAGTAGCAGGAACAGCTACAACATTTACATACTATGAAAATGGTAACTATATTAAAGTTCCAGAGTATGTTACAGGTATTAATAGAATTTTTAGATTTGAAGGATCTAATTCTGTATCTAGTGGAATGTTTAGTGTAAAATATCAGTTATTTTTAAATGATATTTATTACTGGGGATCTACTGAGTTATTGACTTATGCGATGACCAAAACATATCTTGAAGATATTGATTTCTTATTAACAACACAAAAGCAAATTAGATATAATAAAAGACAAGATAGGTTATATCTAGATATTGATTGGAATACAGTTACGCCTGGGCAATATTTTGTAATAGATTGTTACAGACTTTTAGATCCAAATGATTATTCGAAAGTATGGAATGATAGTTTTGTCAAAAAATATTTAACTTCTTTAATAAAAAGGCAATGGGGTCAAAATTTAATAAAGTTTACTGGTGTTAAGTTGCCAGGTGGAGTAGAGTTTAATGGTAGGCAATTATATGATGATGCTCAGGTAGAAATAGATACTTTAATGCAACAAATGTCATATGATTATGAACTGCCACCATTAGATATGATAGGTTAATATTATGTTAAATCCATTCTTTTTACAGGGATCAAAGGGAGAACAGAATCTTGTTCAAGATTTAATAAATGAACAACTAAAAATGTATGGTGTTGATGTTTATTATCTTCCAAGAGAGTATGTTTCTGAAAAAAGTATAATAAAAGAAGTAGTAAGTTCTAAGTTTAGTAATGCATTTCCTATAGAAGCATATTTAGATACTTATGATGGTTATGGTGGACAAGGTACTTTATTATCAAAGTTTGGTATAGAGGAAGTAGATGATATAACTCTTATAATCTCTAGAGATAGATATGAAACATATATTCAACCTTTAGTTGATAATTTAGATGGAATAAAACTAGGATCTAGACCTAAAGAAGGTGATCTAATATATTTTCCTCTTGGAGATAGAATATTTGAAATAAAATATGTGGAGCATGAAAAACCTTTCTATCAGTTAAATAAAAACTATGTTTATGAACTAAGATGTGAGTTGTTTAGATATCAGGATGAGATTATTGATACTAGTATTGAGATGATAGATGATAATACTGAAGATATTGGGTATATTCATACACTTCAAATGTTTGTTGGTGGTGGAGTAACTGCTACAGCGTATGTTAGTACTCCAAGAGATGATGGTATTATTTCTATCAATTTAGTTGATGGTGGAAAAGGATATACAAGTCCTCCTACTATTAAAATTGCTCTTCCTAGAGTTGTAGGTGGATTAGGTGGAAATGCTTTTGGATCCCAAGCAATAGGTGTTGTAAGTATGAGGGGACCAAGTAATTTTCAATCAGTAGATTCTATCAATATTATTAACTCTGGTTTTGGATATACTACAAGTTCTCCACCAAAAATTATTTTCTTAGATGAAAATACTGGATCAGGTGTTGATGCTACAGCAACAGTTGGGTTTGGTGGATTAGAAAGTGTTAGATTAATACAGGGAGGATCTGGATACATAAATCCACCAACAGTTACGATTTCTCCTCCAGATGATTATGTAGGAGTACAAACTGCAGTAGCAAAAGCTATCGCAGTGATTAATGAGGTGGGAGTAGTAACTGCAGTGTACTTAACAAATGCTGGTCTAGGTTATACTACGGTTCCTAGTGTTACAATTTCTGATCCAGATCTACTTATTCCTGGAAGTGGTACATTCAAATATAATGAAACTGTAACTGGTTCATTAAGTGGATCTACAGGAATAGTCAAATCTTGGAATATTGTTACTGGAGTATTAGAACTTTCTAATGTTCTTGGTAAGTTTTATAATAATGAACAAGTTGTTGGATCTGCATCTAGCGCAACATTTACTATAAAAACTGCTTATGAAGATAATTTAGAAGATGCAAATGATTCTAGTAATAAATATGGTAAGTATGAAGACAACTATAATATTCAAGTACAGGCAGATAAAATAGTTGATTTCACAGAAAAAAATCCATTTGGAAGAGTATAGGAGATTTATAAATGTTCGAATATTTTTATCACCAAATTTTAAGAAATACTATTATTGGATTTGGTACATTATTTAATAATATAAAAATAAAAACAACAAATGCAAATGGTGAAGTAATATCGGAAATTAAAGTTCCTCTAGCATATGGACCAAAGCAAAAGTTTTTAGCAAGACTTGAGCAATCTCCAGAAGATTTAAACAATCCTGTAAGAATAACTCTTCCAAGAATGTCATTTGAGTTTGTTGGATTAAGCTATGATGGTTCTAGAAAAGTAACTACTACTCAATCATTTTTAGTATCAGATAAAACTGATAAATCATCTATTAAAAAAATGTATATGCCAGTTCCATATAATATGGAATTTGAACTTAATATTATGACAAAACATAATGATGATATGCTTCAAATTGTAGAGCAAATATTACCATATTTTCAACCTTCTTATACATTAACTATAGATTTAGTTGATTCTATTGGAGAAAAAAGAGATGTTCCTTTTACTTTAAATAATATTACTATGGAGGATGATTATGAGGGTGATTTTACAACTAGAAGATCTTTAATATATTCTTTAAAGTTTAGTGCAAAAACTTATTTGTTTGGACCAGTTCCATCAAAAGCTGCTACAGATATTATCAAAAAGGTCGAAATTGGGTATTTTGGAGGAGATCAAGCTGCTGCTACAAGGCAGATTACAACTATCACTACACCAGTCGCAACCAAAAGTTATACAAATACAATATCTACAGTATTGCTAAGTAATATGGAAATATCTACATCTACATTAAATGTAGATGATAGTTCTGGTTTATCAAAAAATAACTATATAACTATTGACGGTGAAACTATGAAAGTTGTTAAAATATCTGGAAATAGTATTGAAGTTGAAAGAGGATCTTATGGCACTAAGATAACTCAGCATGTTTCTGGTACAGATATTAAACTTATTACAAATCAAGATAATGACCTTGTTGAACTTGGTGATACATTTGGTTTTGATATGAGCTCATTTTAAATAAAGTTATGAAGAAAGCATTCGATGGTTTAGACGATGCATTTAATATTTCAGAGGATTCTGAAGATGAATGTACTATAAAAAAAGATGTTGAAGTGGTTAGTGATGATAAAATTTCTAAGGAAATAGATCATATTAAAAAAGATTATGAATATTCTAGAGGA